AGGTCACCGATCGCGGCTTGGTTAGCTTCTTTCTGAGCAATGCGAGCGTCGTTTACAGACTGTGCAAGTCCCAAGTTATTAGCACGAGCCAAACCTCGCTCTTGTTGCTGACGCTGTGCGGGGGTCAAGTTGACTCCGTAACGTGCTGCGTTACGGTCAGCAACGCCCGCCATCAAACCTTGCGCCTCTGCAGCATTAGTTCGTGCGTCATCAATTAGCGATGTATCGTTTTGTGCTCGGTCTAGTAGATCTTCTTCAAACTGACGATAGTTTTTGACGTAGTCGATATAATCGTTACGTGTAATAGATGCATACGCTTTGTCTGGGTCACTTACGCTTGGCAGTTGATTTACGTAATCACCGCCTTGGTAGTTGAAGTTTCCAATGTTCCCAATACCTGATTCCATACTTATTAACTCCTTAGAATGGGCTAGTGTTCATGAAGTCTGAGTAGCCAAGACGATTACCGAAGCCTTGGACCTTGTTACCCTGCTTATCGCGCGGGGTGAAGAACGAGCCTTTTTCATTCATCACTGGCTTACCATCTTTCATTACTGGGTTACCTTTTGAGTCCAGCTTCGGTCCTGCTTTACCAGACTGCATATTCTTAGCGCCCTGCAAAACCAGAGAAGTAGCTACCTGTCCGAGAGCTCCCATCTTCGCTTCGCGTTGTGTCTGTTTCGCTTTAGCTTGAGTCAGTACTCTCGATGCGCCCATGCTGGCCGCTGAACCCATACCAGTTTGTGCATCAGCAGCTTGCCCGCGAGCAGTGCCTAATACGCCTAACTGCATGTTGTTCTTGATACCCAAGCCAGTTTTATCAGCTGCCGCAAGTTGAGCCTGATAGGCTTGCGCTTCCGCTCCACCACTTGCACCGCTCGCAGCGCGGTCATAACTCGCTTTACCTGCCAACGTCTGCATTGTGTCGGCATTGGCACGACCACGCAGCACATCCGCTGAATCATCAGTTTGTGACGCGTCGCGCATCTTTTGTAGCAGCGGGTCATACTTCTCTTTGAAGTATTTGTTTTCGGCCATAGCTACAGCTGCTGACGCTTTCTCTGCTGCTGACGGTTGATAATCTTTTTGTTTTGGTTTGCTACCCATTACAGTTCTCTCGTATAAACCACGGTGTCTTTCTTCCATCCTTCAGCCACGAAGTAATCCTCTAGTGCTGAAACTGGTGTCCTGGTTTCAAGGTTCTTAAAACCACTGTCTCTGGCTAGCTGGGTAAAGAATGGTAGGTACCTAATCGCGCAACTTTGTCCGCGGTTCTTGGCCCATGCCAACCAAAGTAAAAATGTCCTAGCCCCTGTAAACTCATCCCGCTCTGCGGTAGTAATTACAAACCCCTCTGGTGCTACCCAAAGGTGGGCTTCTTCGTTCAGACAAGCTGCATATACATCTTCTGGTCTAAACGTAAGCTGAGCCTGCTCAGCTAAAATCTCTTCTATGCCACGTTTTACCCAAACCCACTCTTCACGTATGTGGGCAAGGATTGGCTTATCCGCCGTTGCCGTATCTTCTGCGTCTTGTGCGCCAAGCGCCTGATGATCCGCCATACTTAACACTCCTGTGGACTGCGGTGTCAGCGTTGCGCGACCTGCGCTCCGCGGCTTCTACACCTTGATTAAATAACTGCCCATAAACTGATGCGCCTTGTAGGTCAGACCAGTCTTTGTTTGGGATTCTTAGCAAGCGGAATAACGCGCCGTTGATGATTGTGTCTCGATAATCATTCATTACGTCGTTATCACACGCTGTGCTCGTGTGAGTAGGTCTTAGGACTGCACGGATAATCGTGCTACCTACAACAGTTGCTGATGGAATTGGCGCCAGTATGAAAGTAGCCGAGCTCTGCTGAATGAAATATTCGGGCACACCAGAATCTTCGCGCCACTTTGGTAATCGCTGCTCAAGCAGCGTGGTGGTCGTTGGCTCTAGGTCTTTACCTTGATGCGTAACCCACAGGATCTTCCGAACAGATGTCCCTGATGGTGCCTCAAGGTCATACTCAAATAAGTTGGATATTGTGGTGACAGGATCTAACTCCGCCTGGTAGACACTGGCGCGTTCACAAAGCTCGACAACCGCTGCTCGAATGTTATTTTCGATTAGTGTGTCGGGGCAACCTGGAACCATAGGAAGTATTTCAGGGAGTAGCGCCTCGTAAGAAATCGCCATGCTTTATACCATCTGTGATTGTTGCGCTGACCTGCGTTCGATGTTCGGGTTTGTTACCGCGTCGATCTGACCTTTGCCTGTTACAGAAGCTGTAAACAACTGGAAGTGGCTAGAAGCGCGCTGTTGATTACCCGCGTACTCAGCATCCTTCATGTAAGCCATATACAACACGTAGTTCAAAACAGCATTAGCGAATATATCGGGAATCGATAAATTATCTGACTGAGCAACAGTGGCTGGGTTGGAGCTATAAACAATTTCTAAGAAAGCGTTGCCATCAACACCAGGGTATACGTAGAAGTTTCTTGGGTTTTGCTCTTCATACACGTAGTGCTTAACAATATTAGTGTGCGCTGCATCACCAGATACTGACGGGTCGTGCCAGTCTGGGGTTTGTCCGTTAAGAACTTCTGCATCTACAAGCCGTACTGAGCGCTTACCTGTGCCGTTAGAGGCTGCAGACATATTGCGTATTACCTTGAGCAAGCGGTTACCGCCTGACGGGATCTCTTGCTTAGTACCGTCTACCAAAGTAATAGTAGTGTTTGTTGCACTAGCATCGGGCTTTAGTAAAGCAATCTCTCGCTGCGCATCATTAATCCACAAAACCAACTCGCCGACTACTGGCCATCTAACGCCTGTAGTGTCTTGAAGTACTGTTTGCGCTCTGTCAATAACGCTTTGA